GACAGTTATGAATATCTATACCACCAGACATTTGAACTGTCATATAACTTCCTGGTAGATTAAATAAATCATACACCATTGTACGATAACTACCACCTTTTTCCATATGTCTATTTAACTTTTTAAGTACCCAACAGACAATATATTCTCGTTGTTCTTCTGTCAAGGAATCAATATATTTTTCCATGGCATCATTAAACTCTAATTCAAAATTTCTAAATACCTCGCTAGATTTATCTAACGCCTCTAATAAATCAGGTTTTTTATCCATTTATTGTTCCTTGAAACAGACTATTTTTGTCTTTTAAATTATATAAATCAAAAGTTTCATAAATATAACCTTTGAGTTTACAAAACACTTCATATTCTTTTAGTTCTTGTTCTGTTTTAAAATATTTAACTTCTTCTGGATAACTTGTAGGACCTCCGTTATCACTCATTAAGTAAACAAGGTAATTATTATTCATAAAAAATTATCAATTAGGGTTTATTTTTAAACATGCGTTTGCAGAGGTTCATATCCTATATTCTACATATAGGATTGTTTAAAAACTATTTAACTTTTAAATTTTTTGCAAGCAAATTCCAATCGTTAGGACCAAAAATATTGCCATCATCCTTATACTGACTTTCTACTAAAAGTTCATTCCAACTACTGTCTTGTCTACTGTGTTTGCTATAAAATTCCTCAAATCGCTGACTAAAAACTATATGAGCACTTAAATAAGCATTAATGCCATGAAATAATTTTGTAGCATAAGTATTATAATTTCTAATAAAATGTTCATCTATAAAAATAAATTTTAGAAGATAATTTATAAACAACTTTATTAAAAATATATTTGCAAAAACTGTAACAGGATGTAGCTCATAAAACAAAAATGTTAAATTTAATTCTTTATCTGTTAATATGTTTTCTGGCCAATAAGGCTTATTTTTAGACTTTGTATATCTATATTGATGACTATATGTTTTATGATTAAACGGTATATTTAAATTCCATCCTGTTTCATTTGCATTAGACTTAAAATCTGATTTTTTCCTATATTGATCATAATTATAATCTATACCATCTAATACTTTACTATATTGTCTTTCAAAATCTTTTTTACAAAAAGTTATAGTAAAATCATATTCCTTTGCATTAGAAGTTTTATTTATATTTAAATTATTCAATAAAACAGATTGATCAAAACTACAAGCCGATCCTAACTCTTTTCCAAAGTTATAAATCCAGCTTTGGCCTCTAACTATCCAATCATTCATTTCTAACTTATTATGTAAATCAAAATTAAAACTTTTTTGTGTAAATGGTTGTATTGCCTGTAAAAAACTAGGTTTTGCAGATAAAACCTTTTTACCTATTGAAAAATCATCATATGTGATTTCTAAATTACTAAATTGACTTTGAAACATACTTGTACAAATTGCAGCAAATATGTTAGATCCTTCAATCTTTAAAGAGTTTATCATTCCTATATTTGGCTAATCTACGTTGTTTCAAATTATCTAGCATTTCAGCAAATTCAGGATTAATCCACACATCATTCATTTCTTCATCTGTAATTTTATACTCATGATTGGCTTGAGCTATTTCTTTCTTCTTTTCTAAAAATCTTTGCCTTTTTTCTTCCTTAACTTTAATTAATTTTTCTTGTTGGTTAATATACCTCCACTGCGGAGTAGTTTCATCAGGATTTTTACGTGTAACTTTTGCCATCAAATAGACTCGCACTTACGCAATTCAACAGCCAAGTATTCTACTTTTTCTTGCCAACTATAAAATTCGTCAGGAGTTCTAGCAGTTTTAACTCTTTCATATGCCTCTTGTAATTGAGGAATAAGCTCACGTTTCCTTGCTTTAGCTTGTTGTTTGTTAAAATATTTTTTATTTTGGCTATTTCTTTTAACTACCTTCATTTGTATTCTCCTCATGTGGAAATAAATTAATTTGCTTGTAAAAAAAATTAGCTTCTGGCAAGCTAGATTTCCAATACTTTAACCTATGTGTTAATGCAGACTTACCTAACACATACTCTATACTATATTGTAAATTAGACTTCTTGTCAACACCTATAATTTCATATTTAGGAAATGCCACCTTTACTTACTCCAATCTTTGTAAAACTTAATGCTAGCAAGATTCTTAGCCTTGCTTTCGCACATAATATCAAAATCTGGCCAAAACTGTATGGCCCATTCATTTACTGCTGAGTTCCAGTAGTAATCACTGTGAGCTCGTAGCTTTTGTTTTTTGTAACCTTGTTGCAATAGAGATTCCAAATTAGGCCTTACATCAGTAGGATGATCAGGTAGGTAATCTTCTTTTGTTACACTGTAATGCATTGTGGGTCTTACCCCTCTCCAACTCTCTAAAACCATTTTAACTCTATGATCATTATGACTAATGTACTCACCAGTCTTAACCCAATGATGATGGATATCTAACACTGTTGGTACAATATCTGCCAATTCTAAACAATCTTCTAAACCCCAACTTATTTCTTCATTTTCTACAGTAATTGTGTTTCTAGCTTCTGGTGTAAGCTTACCAAATACTTTTCTAATACCTTGTGGACCACCTCTACCTGAGATATGTATGTTACACTTTGCATCTTGGAACTTTTTTCCATATCCCATCCAACGCAACAGATCCACATGATACTCAAATTCTTCAATGCTACGTTCTACAATATCAGGATTATCACTCGCTAATACAACAAATTGTCCTGGATGGAAACTAATTCTAACATCTAATTTCCTAGCAGCATCCCCTACCTTACTATATAATTGACTTGCTCTTTCTCTAACATCTGGTTGTTGCCAATAATAACCAAAATCCTCCTGTGTATAACATGGTAACTGATTACTACCTAGCCGGACCATACGTAATTCAGGATCCAAACTACCTACATATTCTACCAACTTCAGTGCCGCATTTCCATTATGCTCCATTATATCCCATAACCTTTGTTCTGCATCTGCTTTAGTTTGCCTAGATAGCCAAGCTACAGTTGTATTTTTTTCAGTGTATGGACGTTGAATGTCTTCTAGTATACGTGGTGTCTGTGTTTGATCTGGATCTAAATATTTACAAGCAAAACCAATTCGCATAAGCAATCCTGTTTAAGGTTATGATATTATTAATATACATTATTTCTAAAAATATATCAAGATATTTCTTCAAGTGTGACTTGTAAAGGATAGTTATTTTGTTTTGCTAACATTTTGGTTTCGTATGCTTTTTGCTCCGCAACTTGAAAACTATATAATCCTGCTTGAGCCTTTCCTTTTTGATGAACTGATAACATTATTTGAAAAGCAGATTCCTCTGATTTACCAAAAACATGCTGCAATACATACATTACAAATTCCATAGTAGTATAATCGTCATTAATTAACATGACAGCATACATCTTGGGTTTTTTGGTTTTTATTTTGTCTTGTGTATTAAAAATTGCATCAGTTGTCATATTTTTTTTGTGGAATAGTTTTAGTTATATCTATCTTCAATAAATTAAATGTACCACCTTTGCTTTTTAACGTACCGTCATTTGCTTGACCATTTTGATCAGGATGTTGTTCTTTCATACCTATATCAGCATCTTCTGCATTTACAAATTCTCCTTCTATAGGTTCTCCATTTTTTAACGTTTCATCCATTCCCTGTAATGATTTATGGTCTTCTGGGCTATAAGGAATTGTGATTGCTTTTGGTTTGTCTTCTCCTTTTAAAATAACCCACAAATAAATTTGATCTTCCTCTGCTCCAATAAAATAGTTTAATAAATAAAAATCTTTTTCATTCGTTTTTACTGTTGGATAACCAAAAAGATCATTTATATAAAAATAAGTTCCAATTATAAAAAACAAACTTAAAGGGATAATATAAATTAAATGTATACTTTGCTTTAATTCTATTAACAAATATAAAAAAATACTTGTCAATATTACACAAAATATAACCAAATAAATCATGTTAAAATCCTGATGTAGAAGTAAACACAGGCATTGGAGATAGTAACGTAACTATTTTTTTACTTAAAACATTTACATCCTTGTAACTTCCATCACCTTTTATAGTAAATCTACCAAATGTTTCTTCTTGCCCTACTCTGTTGAACTTTTTCTCGGCAGTATGCACAACACTATAAGGATTTAATTTATATATGCTTACATTTACAGTTATTTCTCGAGCAACTTTATTATTTCCCATAGTATTGAATATTCCATCTTTATTTTTACCTCCATAAAAATGTGCATTTACAATATATTCTCCAGGTTCAAAAGCCCGTATATTAACTATTTCTCTATTGATATACACAACCTCTGATTTACTAGATCCCATACTAGAATATGTATCATTCCTGTGTCCTAGATCATCTTTATCTAAAAACACACTACCTACCTGAGGATTCATAAATCCAACTTTACCATGTGGAGTTTCTACCCACAAATCAATATCACTATCAGACTCGTCGTCCCAGTCCAGGACTATCATATATTCTGCTTTTTGTTCTATTTCACTTTTCTTTTCAGGATCATTAATCATCAAGAAACTCAACACGAATAAAAAAACAAATCCCAAAATCAAGTTAAATAATAGATCAATAAAAGCTAGGTTACTGTTGTATTTGCTTGTCATTTGTCAAAACTAACTGACATTTCAGTAATACACTACTAGTTAAACCTATTAGGGTTGTTAACAATGCAGTACCCATGCCATTTGCCATTGTACTTAAACTGGCTTTTATAATTGAAGTATCTCCAACATCTAAATTACCAAATACTGTATAGAGCATGTAGATAAAACCTATTACTGTACCAATCATTCCCAAACTGACCAAGATTTCACTAACAAACCATTCTGTTTCATAGGTATATGTATCTACTTTTTCTACAAACTGTTTATATATTTTATAACCAACAATTATGCTTGAAATTGAGAAAAACAATAAAATTACCAGGCTCAATTTAGTTAAATCATTTTCATACAAAAATTTATCAAAATCGAAATATATGCTTACACATGATCCAATTACTGATAAAACGATGATTAACCACCATTTTAAAAAAACATTCATTTAAACTTTCCAAATATAAATAGATTTTCACTAGAAGTGTATATCATGATGTGGTAAAATATATAATATATTTATTACTTATACAGATTTCGGCAAGTGTTCAGATTTTGCCATAATGCTTTTGCTTTCCACAATCCAAAAGTCTTCTTGATCATGGTTAATTTTCCTAGTCCATCTTCCGTGTTCTACAAGAACATAATCTCCAGCAGAGATATCCTCTTCCTCATCAGGATGTGTTTGTAGTACCTTAAACCATCTAGGTCTTACACCAATATCTTTTCCATCATCATCTAATATAATAATACCAGCGTCTGTTACTCTTTCACCTTTATCTACTGCTTCAGTTATTACTTTTCCTTTTAATGGTCTTTTCATTTTACTGTCCTTTCTTCAATACTACCATCTTCATGTTCCCATTCCTCTATAATTTTACCTTTTCTAGTGTATGATTTTAACAGGTACGGATATTGTGTTTTTTCAGGTTCTTCTATTTGTCCTAAACCAACAACTTCCTCAGACACCATATTAACTTTTTTTACTTCTTCTCTTTGTTTATAACCTTTAATGACCTTTCCACCTTTACCTAATAAATCACCTCTTGCATTAACACTTAAATTACCCACAGCAACTGTTGTATCGTTTTTTGTTACAATAGGTATCATATTAATTGTTCTTCCCCTAAGGGTTTTGACTTCTTTCATTTTATAAATTCCTTAATATCTAAGTTATATTTTATACTATCAACCTTGTGAACGCCAATTAAATATAGTAAATAGGAACTAACAGAACTACCTCTGCCTACACCCCAAACAATATTACTTTTATTCATAATGTCTACTAAATAAATCATTAATTTTAAAACTATATACAAATTATTTTTTTTGTACAATTGTAGTTCTTCTAATACTCTTTTTTGTTGTATTTCAGATAATTTAAATTGGTTAAAAAAATTGTCAATATTGATATCTAAATAATTATTAGGTAGTAACCAGCTTACAATTTTATAATTAGATAAAATTGGATTTTTAGAATTTTTATTATGTTTATTTATATCATTACATTTTTCTACTACAAAATTATTACATTGCCCGCCAGTTAATAAGATATCAATTGCTTTATCAACAGTTAAATAAATTTCTCCTTTTTCATTAATAAAATTATCAAACCACATTTTAGCCTATATTAATAATGTTATCAAAAGTGTCTTGGTTATTTTCTAAATCTTTTTTCAATAATTCTTTTTTGCGAATATTTATTTCCTCTTTTATTGCTGACATTTGTGTAAATGCACTACTATTAATGCTTTTTTTATACTTTTCCAAAAACTTATTTTCGTATTCTAGCAAATCGTCTATATTGTCAAAATTAGGTATGTAAAACATTAGTTAATAATTTGTTATTGTAATATATATTTTTTAGTGCTAAAATGTTTGAGTTTGAATTAATATTATAAATTTCGAAATGAAATAAATCATAAACAATATTATCTACATCTATAGTAGTACTAAATAAGCAATTTAATTTTTCCTCCCAATTAACTTCAAAAAAACCAGGTTTTTGAATAATTTTGGGAATAGTATTACACATTGTGATAAAATCATTTAAATCATAATTTACATTTTGCAACACTATATTACAAGTATGTATACAAGGAAAAAAATTAAGACCTATTTGACAGTTATATCCATAGATTTTAATTTCAATCACAAATCTCCTTTTTTCCTATTTTCTGAAAACCAACTATCAAATTTACCTCCAGGATAGCGTTTGGCAAGCTTATCTATATTCATTTTTATGACCTCATTAGGATCAATATTGAGAGCCATACATCCTTGTACCCAATACCAAATTATATCTCCTAGCTCTCTTTTCATGTGCCATTCTGTATCTGAATCACACGGCTTTCCCTGGAAAATTATTTTTTTAACAATTTCTGCAAACTCTCCAGACTCACTAGATAAACCAATAGCTGCTGTAAGCATTCTAGGAATATTAACACTATCATCTACGTGAGGTCCTGCCTCTAAACTAGCTAATCTACTTACAAAATCACTATATTGTTTACTTTCTTTACTTGTAACTGAATCTACAAATTCAGCATAATCATTTAAATTGACATTTGCATCCATGATGGTTTTTCCTGAAATTCAAAGTTATCTGGAATGCTAAAACTAGTACTACATCCACAAGTAGCTTTAGCACGGGGGTTATTGTAACGTGGACCTGGAGCAGCAAGATCAGTGTTCCAATCAATCTCTAATCCATCTATCAAAAGATGACTTTTTCTATCTACACAAATATCAACATCTTTGTCTGTAAACACATGATCTCGCTCTTCTGGATAGTCAAATTCTAACACATATTCATATCCAGCGCAACCTCCTCCTTTAACTTGTACACGTAAATGTTTGTCAGTTGCTTCCTGATCTTCTGCTAATCTTTTAAAATTTTTTGCTGCTAAATTTGTTAAATGTATCATTAATCATCTCCTTTTCCTGGATTGGTGCTAATATGTTCTTTTTTTTCTGGATCTCCAGTATACTCTTTTTCAGGATTCCATTTATCAGCATCTTCTAGCGGACCCCTATTTTCTGTTATATTAGGCCATACTTTACTAAATTTAGTATTGACTTGTAACCAAAAATCTATTTTTTCTCTTGGTGTTTCTTTATGTGTATCTGGTATAATAGCTTTTGCAGGACACTCTGGTTTACAAACTCCGCAATCAATACATTGATCAGGATCGATTACGATCATGTTTTCACCTTCGTAAAAACAATCCACTGGGCATACTTCTACACAATCCAAATATTTACATTTAACACATTCTCCTGTAACAATATATGTCATTCTGAATCCTCTATTTGGCGATGCATCATATCATAATCATATTCATATATAGGTTGGCTCATTGAGTACATATCCATTTCTGCTTGAGCTTCTTCACTCATCATATGTGGTCCCCACTCAGGATCAAAAGTAATTTTTACATCACAAGTTTTTATACTATCTATATTTAATACTGCTTCTTTGACCCATTCAGGTAATTCTTCTGCTACTGGACAAAAAGGACTTGTTAAACTCATTAAAATTTTAATTTTTTCTGAATCTTCAACATCTATATTATATATTAATCCTATGTCGTAAATATTTATTGGTATTTCAGGATCATAAACAGTTTTTAACTGTTCTATAATTTCATCCTTTAAGGATTGCATCAAGTTCACCATTTAAATATAATTCTGTTATTATGTCGCAACCTCCTAAAAATTCTCCATTCACATATAACTGAGGGATTGTAGGCCAATCACTGTATTCTTTTATTGCCTGCCGTAGTTCTGGATTCATTAAAACATCTTCTGAGTTATATTCTGCATTTAAAACTTCCAAAATATGTACAACTTTGGCACTAAACCCACATTGGGGTTCCTCTGGAGTCCCCTTCATGTATAACATAACTTTATTATTAGTTATAGCTTCATCTATTTGTTGTTTAATGTCCACTTTTAATTTCCTTTAATTTAAAAATAAGATTTACCATACCATTTGATCTACTAGGACTTAACACAAATCCTAACTTTGTAATCATTTTAGGATCAAATAACTTGGATTCTTCTACAGTAAAATTGTTAAATAAATCACAAAACATTGCTGCTAATCCCTTTGTGATGACAGCATCAGCTTCACTTTTGATTATATCATCATCTATGTCAATCCATAAATTACTAGCGCATCCGGGAATTAGATTACGTTCTACACACTTATCTTTTGGTAAAATAGGGCTGTGATTTGCCCAATCTAATATGTTTTGGTATCTATCAAAATTATCTAATTCCCTAAATTCTTCTACTAGAGCAGCAAAATGATCCATAATTAACTAAATTTTCTAATTCTTGTCTCGTGTCTTCCGCCTTCGAACTCTGTTTTAAGAAAAATATTAACAATATCTCTTACAATAGATGGATTCACTGTCCTTGCTCCTAAACATAACACATTTGCATCATTGTGTTTCCTAGTCATTTCTGCAGCATAAACATCATTACATAGTGCTGCCCGAATAGTAATAATCTTGTTTGCAGCCATACTCATACCTATACCTGTGCCGCAAACTAAAATACCAAAGTCTGCACGATCCTGCAAAATTTCAGCACACACTTTTTTAGCATAATCTGGATAATCAACACTATCAGGTGTATTGCAACCTAAATCTGTTATTTCAATATTATGTTGCTTCAAATGATCTACAATCATGTCTTTTACTAAATAACCTGCATGATCACTTCCTATTGCTATACGCATGTTTACTCTTTGTTGGAATTTTTAGTTAGTGTATCTAAACTTTTTTGTAAAGCTACTTTAAACATTTTAACATCTTTTTCATCATTAATCAATCCTGAACTTGCTCTTACTACACCTTTTTTACTAATACGTTTTACATAAGGCTCTGCACATAAATTACCTCCCCTAACGGCAACATTCTGTGATCCTAGTAAACTTGCAACATCAAAAGCATCAAACTCTGATATAAAGCTACAAATGCAATCTGAGTTTTCATTAACAACTTCACAATTCAATCCTTTTACAATAATATTTAATTCTTGGATAATCTCTTTTGAATACTCTTTTGCTTTTTCTCTACCAATGTCTGTTAAAAAATTACAAGATTCTGCAAAACCCAATGCTCCGGCAATATTAGGAGTTCCAGCTTCAAACTTAGCAACTCCTTCACTGTATACTGCATTACCTATTGTTACTCTATCTACTGTTCCTCCACCTACCTGCCAAGGTTTCATTTTTTCTAATAATTTCTGGTCTACACATAAAGCACCTATACCAGTCGGTCCGTACATTTTATGAGCACCAAAACTAACAAAATCTGCTTTAGGATAGGTATGGTATTTAATACTTTGTGCAGCATCAACATGCAAGTAACAATCAAAAGTTTTAGCAAAATAAGCTATTTTTTCTAAAGGTTGCTCTATACCTGATACGTTCCCTACATGAGCTAATGTTAATAATTTTCGTTTACTAATACTTTGTGTGCTTTTTAAAACATCCTGCAGGTTATCTAAATCTATCAAACCATTATTGTCGTACTCTAGCCAATATATTTTTACACCTTGCCTTTGTTGTAACTCGATCCAGGGCAGCATGTTACTGTGATGCTCACAACTAGGAACATAGATACCATCATCTTTCCCCCAGTCGCTACAAAAACTATAAGCTAATAAGTTAATACTTTCCGTTGTTCCTCTTGTAAAAATACACTCAGGAGAACTAAACCCTGCAAATTCTGCAACTGTTTCTCTAGCATTTTCATATGCTACAGTAGCTTGTTGTCCTAGTTCATGTGGAGAGCGATGTATGTTAGCTCTCATTTTTTCGTAGTATTTGTATTCACTATTAATTACTGATGTAGCTGTAGGGCTTGTGGCAGCATTATCAAAATATGCCCATTCATCGTTATTATGAAATAAGTCTTTGAACATCAATTAATCTCTCTATGTGTTTATCAGCTTCTGCTGATTGTACTATCATTGAATTAATAATTCCCTGTAACAACAGCTCTTTTGCATTTTTAATTCCTCTAGTATTAAGATAGAAAAGCTGATCTGCATTAAAATATCCCATTGAGCATCCATGACTACATTCTACACTATCTGTATGGATATATAAATCAGGTCGTGCTAGTATTACACTAGAATTATGAAGCAAAAAGTTTTTGATATTTACATGAGCCGAATTGGCTTTGGTACCTTTGTTAATTGTAACTCCTACAACATTGGTGACACTACTATCTTTACCTGCAATGTTGAGTGACTTTACAGTTACTGAATTATTATTACCAGTACATTTAATATTTATATTCACTTCTGTTTCAAAATCAACAGCAGTATTTACAATATAAACATTGGCCTTATTATTATTACCAAGGTTAATAGATGTATTTATCTGTTCTGAAGCACCATAATAACCAAATATCTCCAAATTTGCATAGTGATAAACTTGATTAGATTTAACATCTTTAAGTGAACTGATTATATCCTTCATTTTTTATTTTTTGTAACATATTTGGTTGATAAGTATTCAATTTGGAGTTTGCTATTACATGAACTTGTGATGGCTGCAAATAGTCATATAACTTAAAATTGTGACTTACAACAATACAAGCAGTATCAGATGTTAAATAATTTTTAATTAGTTCTGCTATAATATGCAATGCATCTACATCTAGTCCACTATCGATTTCATCTAGTAACAACAACTTAGGTTTGAGCATCAGCATTTGTAAAATTTCCATTTTTTTACGCTCACCACCACTGGCATTCAAATTAAACAAACGTTGGTGCCAATCCTGTCCTAGTTCTAACTTATTTGCATTATCTTTAAATTCAGTTAGTATTTGTTTAATTTTAACTGTGCTATCACGTTCTCTTACAGATTCTCTAACAACAGCCATGTTACTGATTCCTTCTATTTCTATTGGCTGTTGAAATGTCATAAATATTCCAGCTTTTGATCTTTCATCTGGAGGCAACTCTGTAATATCTTTGTCGTTAAAAAATGTTTTACCTGTTAAATCAAAAGTTTTTCCCATTATTGCATTTAATAATGAACTTTTGCCACTGCCATTTGGTCCAAGCAAGGCATGTATTTCACCTGGATTGATAGTAAAGTTTACCTTGTCTAATAATTTTTTTCCATTAATATTAACAGAATAATCTAGTAATCTAAGCATGTCTCCTTTTTACTTCTAAAGCCTCTTGTCTTAATACATTTGCATTGTGTTCACAAATAAGAGCTTCTATTTTACAAACCTCAGCATGAAGTTCATCTTTTCTAGCTTGTAGTTTACTTAAAACATCTTGAGGTATAACATTATCTACAAAATAATTTTCTTTAGTATATTTTAGCATAATATTATCTGTGTACCAAGTTTTACGAAGTTGTTCTACTTTTTTTGCATTTTCTGCTATTAAATCTCTATAGTCTGACATATAATTTTTTATTGATTGTTATCCTATTGCTCCTTCTAACTGTACTTCTAATAATTTATTTGCTTCTGCAGCAAATTCCAAAGGTAATTTATTAAATACATCTTTACAAAAACCATTTAGTATAAGAGTACTTGCTTTTTCTGGACATAAACCTCTTGTATTAAGATAGTATAGTTGATCTTCGTTCAACTTACTAGTGGTTGCCTCATGTTCTATTATAGCATCTTTTCTACTATTTTCAATATAAGGAATTGTTACAGCACTACATTTATTTCCTAGTAACAAACTATCACACTGAGTAAAATTCCTGGCACCTTGTGCTTCATCAGCCACCCTTACTAAACCTCTATAAGCATTACTACTTGATCCTGCTGATATTCCTTTACTGATTATTCTGCTTCTGGTATTTTTACCTAAATGGATCATCTTGGTTCCAGTGTCTGCAACTTGATGATTATTTGTGAGTGCAACACTATAAAATTCTCCAATACTGTTATCTCCACGTAAAATACAACTTGGATATTTCCAGGTTATCGCACTACCTGTTTCTACTTGTGTCCAACTAATTTTACTTTTGTTACCTTTACACAAACCACGTTTGGTTACAAAATTATAAATACCGCCTTTTCCGTTTTCATCTCCTGGGTACCAATTTTGTATTGTGCTATATTTTATTTCTGAATTCTCCATAGCTACTAACTCTACTATTGCAGCATGTAGTTGATTTTCATCTCTCATTGGAGCAGTACAACCTTCTAAGTAACTCACATAACTGTTGTCGTCTGCAATAATTAATGTTCTTTCAAACTGTCCTGTTTCACGTTCGTTTATACGGAAATAAGTGCTTAACTCTAATGGACATCTAACTCCTTTGGGAATATAAACAAAACTACCATCACTGAACACTGCAGCATTTAAGCAAGCCCAAAAATTATCAGTATATGGTACAACAGTACCCAAATATTTTTTGATAATATCTGGACACTTTTGTACACCTTCATTAAAACTACCAAATATAATACCTTGCTCAGCAAGTTTTTCTTTGTATGTAGTACCTAAACTAACACTATCAAATACAGCATCAACAGCAACACCTGCTAATGCAGCCTGTTCTTTTAGTGGTATACCTAATTTTTCAAAATCAGCTAAAATTGCTGGGTCAACTTCTTCTAAACTTTTGGGACGATTTTTAGGTTGACTGTAGTAGTGAATGTCTTGAAGATCAATACTTGATAAATTAAAACTGGCCCATTTAGGTTGTTTTAAAGTAAGCAATCGCTTATATGCCTTTAAACGATACTCTAATAACCAACTAGGTTCAGAATTTTTTTCGCTTATAGCACGAATTGTATTTTCAGACAATCCTTTACTGAATACCTCAGATTCAACATCAGTAACAAATCCAGCATTGTATTTTTGGTTAACTATGTTTTCTATACTCATTTATATTTCATTAAAAATAAACTTAAATTACTCTGTTTTTTAAATCTTAGGAAAAGCTTTTGTACAAAAGCATACTTTCTACTTGACCAGTCTTTACCATTAGGTCCCAATTCTGATTCTAACAAGGTATTCATTGAGCTACACCATCTGGGAAATCCATTATTAGTTAAACTTTTCTCTTTCCATTCATCACTAGGTCTAAGTATAACCAACCAATAATATGGGTGAGCTTCAATTTCATTAACTTCTAATATATCAAATATCATCTAAATTCAGTAATACCTAATTGTTTTACTGCTCTTTGTAATGCTACTATTTGATTTACACAATCATATAAAGCATGGTGCTTGTATTCGTTAGGTATTTCTGTATCAGCACATTTATATATAGTTCTATAATCCATTACTTGCCAATACTTCCAAGGAGTAGATTGTTTAATTTTTCCGTAAACAGTTTCCATGATAGGAAAATCAAAGTAAGAACCATTAGACCAGTAATAAACAGCACCTTTACTCCATTTATAAAATTCTTTTGCAACTTTTTTAATATCATTTCTATCAGTATCTGTAAATGCTTCTTCTAAAACTGATTGTTCTTGTTTAGCCCACCATTCTATAGTGCTTTCATCTATAGTTAGATCTAAATCTTCACATGTAGCTAAATCAATCCTTTTATAAAAACAATCCAAATTATGTATATTTCCATCTTTTATACTTAAACTATTATCTTTAAAAGGATCAAATCTGATTGCAGCAAATGTTAACCAAGAACTACTAGGAGTTGTGCCTAGTGTTTCTAAATCAATCATTATATGTTTCATAAAAGTTTTAACATAGGAATTGCAGTAGGATCTGGTACAAACCATTTTCTATCTAAATTTTGATAACCTAGCTCTAACTTATATAAAGTATGACGTTGTGTTCTCCAATTTCCGTGTCCAAAAAGCCTATTACTCATTGCAACAAGCTGGTAAAAATGATCTCTATCTCTCACACAAAACTGTGCTTCATGTAAATTTTTTTTACTGATTTTAGACAAATATATTCCTTTCAATCACTGTTAATAACTTTGACCTTGGCACCATCCCAAGATTCATCTAATTTAATTTGACATCCCAATCTACTATTATCATAGGATTCAAAAACAAAAGCATCGATAGTGTCCTGTTCATCAGCTTGCTTTTCTGTACTACCTCCTGATTCTACTACAACATGACAGGTTCCGCAATCTAAAAATCCACCACATATACCAAATCCTTCATCAAGATTATTTTGAATCATTAAACTTGTGAGTTTTTGCTTATTACGAAATTCATAGTCATTTGTGTTGCCATTTTTGTCTGTAATTGTTATTTTCATTTTTACCTTTTTAATATTTCTATCAAATTTGTACTTGTTGTTGTGTACTGAAATTCAGGAGTTTCACCTTTTATACGTTTGTACGCAGATTGAACTGCAAGTGTGGTTTCGTGAAATCCACTTAAAATCAATTTTAATTTACCTGGATATGTATTACAATCTCCTACAGCATATACACCGGGTATATAGGTTTGGAAATTTTCTGTGTTTACATTAATAAGTCCATTGATACCCCATAATGCTTCAAAACTCTCTATGTTAGCTTTTGACATAATTAAACCAAAAAACATCAAAATTTTATCTGCGTTTAAAAAATATTCTGATTCTTTTTGATTAATTAATACGCCTTTATCATTAATGCTAATTGCATTACTGTTTAAATACAAACTTATTTCATTTTTTGATACTTTATCCATTAGTGCATCAACACTGTGCGGAGCAGCTCTAAATTTACCTGTTCTATGTACTAGCGTTAATTTTTTAGGAATTTGTCTTTCATTAAGTAACAAACACCAGTCTAATGCAGAATCTCCTGCTCCAAAGATAACAACTTCCTTGTCTTTAAGACTATCTATATTTTTTAATGTATAATTTACAAGTCCTGAATTTTCGTAAACATCTAAATTTTCTAAATTAGGCTTTTTAGGAACAAATTTTCCTCCTCCACTTGCCATGAAGATACTACCAGCACTAATAAATTCACCAGATTTTAATTCTATTATAAATAAGTTTTCTTTTTCTTTGTTAACTGTGAGTATTTCGTTATTTAAATATAAATCATAGTTAAAAGGTTTAATTTGTTCTAGTAAAGCATCAACATGTTGCTGTGCAGTTTGGTAAGGAACTCCAGGTATATCGTAAATTGGCTTTTCTGGATATAATTCAGTACATTGTCCACCCGGTCTATCCAATGCATCCACAATACCACAGGTTAATCCCAGTAGACCTGCTTCAAATACTGTGAAAAGACCAACAGGACCAGCACCGACAACAAAAATGTCATAATATTTCATAAAGATTTTATGTCAATGTTTAAATCGATTTTTTTAAGTTTAGCGATAGAGTAAGCTTCTAATGCCTTTTGCTCAGCAATTTCATAGTTATATTTGCCTGCAGTAATTTTTCCATTTTGTAACAAATCAGACATTAATTGCACAGTATGTTCAGCATCATGATTAAAAATGTCTTTTAGTATTTTAGAAAATTGAGACAAATCGTTACTAGAAGTTTTTTCTACAACAACTTCATATTTACTAGGTAATTTTAATTGTGTTTTTGTAGATACTTCCATAAAGCATTACTCCATATGTGTATAATTATTTATAACAATTAAAGGGGAGATTAACACCTCCCCGTTTATAAGATTAACCTGTTACGACAGGAATTTGCTTAGGACGTTCTTCTTCTGGAATAATTTGTTCTAAGTCTACAGTCAACAAACCATTCTTTAGTACAGCATTTTTTACCTGTACATGTGGTCCTAATCGGAAAGTTCTTTCAAACCCTCTTGTTGCAATTCCTCTGTGCAAGTAGTTCTTCTTTTCTGAAGCATCTACTGTTTCTTTTTTGCCGCTAATTGTCAACACTCTTTCCTTTTGAGAAACGTTGATCTCTTCTTCAGCAAAGCCAGCAATAGCCAAGCTAATTGTCCAATTATTTTCATCAACTTCCTCAATGTTGTACGGAGGATAGCCTACGTCACGTGTAGGATAATTAGAGTGGAAAGTTTCCAAATCTCTGAAAATACTGTTCATTCCTACTGTGAATGGAATCAATGATGAAATAGCGTCATTTAAAGATGAGGTTGTGAGATGTCGTGTCATGTTATTCTCCTTATTAAGCAAGACATATAAAATGCAAGCACCCACAATTGGCATGCTCACATAATTATTTATACAACAAATTTAATTTTTTGTCAATAATATTTTATATATTTTTTGAGTTGTTTGTTAATTTCACGTTCACGTCTAGCAATAGATTTTTGTTTTTCTATTCTTTTTTTATCACTGGGTTTTTGATAAGCTTTACGATTGTAATATTCTTTTATTATTCCGCTCTCTAAAGTCATTTTTTTAAATCTTCTAATTGCCTTGTCTGTTTCGTTATATTTTACATAAACAATAAATCTAGTTGCGTTTGCCATTCGTTAGTATTGCAATAATCTTGTTATGATTTACTGTGGGTTTTTGTTCCCATTCAGTATCAGGAATCATTTCTTTGACTTTGTCAAGTAATACAACTCCCTTATCAGCTTGCTGAATTTGCCTGCTAAATAACTTCACAACAAGTTTAACTTTCTTGTTTATATTTATGAAATTCTTTATTTTATTTGCTTTAACTTCTAGATCATGTTGTTGAGTCATTAACTTGAACTGCATTTCTTTAGTTTCTATTACGCTCTGACGTTGTTTTTGTTTATTTTTTTTGTCTTTGCGACTCTGCTCATAAAACCATTTGCCTTTATCACAAATTTTGTAGACTGGTGGATCTGCTTTATCTGTAACACATACTAAATCTAATTGCCGCTCTTTAGCAATTACTGATGCTTCAAAATAACTCACAACTCCTTGTTGTGTTCCGTCATCTAAAATAAGTCGTACTTGTTTTGGTTTTGGTTTAAATTCTTTCATATTTAAAAAAAATATTCTCCTAATTCATCTAATGTATTAATGTATACTGCTTGGGATTTATAAAAACATAATGATTCTAAATTTTTATCTGGATTTTCGCTAAAAACAAAAGTTTTTTTTGTTTTAGCAAAATTAGTTATAAACGCTATTTTTTCCAAAGTAATATTGTTAAAATCTACAATTATATGTTGTACTTGCTCTGCTGTTGACATATTCCAACTGATTGTATCAATATTATGCCAATCTTCTTGTAAATAAAATATAAAATCTTTTAGTATTGCACTATCTTCTATTGTGCTTACTACTTCAGCTATCCATTCAGGATCTTCACTGGCTAAGAAAAAACTCATTTCCCTGGACGGAACAAACAAACTAGGATAGGTTATTGTTATAGACTCATTACTCATGTGCTGGTTTATTTAAAAATACTTTTGTGGGTTTTTGATTTGGTTTTATAACTTCATCAATTATTTTTTGAGGGTTTTCTTTATTTGGTTTTATTATTTCTTTTTCTTGTACTGTAAGTTCTTGTATAACTTCTTGTTTAATATCTATTTCTTCTGAAGTTATAGTATTATTTATAGTTTCTTTTTTTCCAAAAATATTTATTTCTTCATTAGGTATCCATTTATTTCGGTTAATTAATGTCATGTTAGCTGCAATTAGCAATAAAACTGCCAATGGATCAAAAACAAAAATAATTAATATAATTACCCATTTTACTGCTTTTTCTAATAAATTTTTATCTGCTTGTTCTCCATAAACAAATTCTGCAATATATTTAATAGGACCAACTTCAGCTTCTAATTTTCTGTAGTCTGATTCTATTTGATACTTTTGCTCAGTCAAAATATCTATTTGACTGTTGCTATCAGTAATTTTTTTAAGCTCTTCATTTATCAAAGTTCCCACATTAACTTGATCTGAACTTTGTAATTGTTGTTGATATTGTTGTATCAGGTTATTGGATTCAGATATTTGTTTATCGGCTTGTGTTCTAAGTCTTGTTATTTCCTGTCTTGCTGCAACTATGTCTGGACTGTTTGAGCTATTTTGTATCTTCTCTAACCAACTGTTTCGTTCTGCATTTTTATTATCTTGAAAATTTTGGAATGCAGCAGCAGTAGCAGGTCCATATTTACCATCCGCCTTTGTACCAACAATACCTTGTGCTTTAGCTATTTGATTACTATCAATATAGCTATTGAGTGTGGCTAAAATTTCATCTATTTTGTTTAATTCTTGTTGATATAATTTTGTGAAATTTTTAATTATTTCATTTTGCTCATCAACAAGTGGTTGTATTCTAGCATAAGCGTTATCAATACGTTCCTGTTCAATATTTATTTGCGTTTGTACACTGGCTTGTATACCAGTTCCTTTTGATTCTAATGATGTAATTTTTTCTTCAGATCTATTAATTATACTTTCATATCTAGCAATATCATTTTCTATTCTTTCTACTTGTGCTAGATTTTCTATATTAGCACTGGTCTGTTCAACATGAGCTTTTGACAAAAAACCAAATATACCCATTGAAGTAATAAACATCAATACTATAACAGCGCCAGTAAGATAATATTTAATTAATTTAGGAACGTAAAACCAATAACGGTAAAGCCAACTTGCACTTACAAGTTTAGCAACTTCAAGTGCAGAGCCCATAATAGCGACAGGAATAGCAGCACTAGCAAAAATTGCAATCAACCCTGCAATCGAATACCATGCTGCTATGAAACTGATTGTAAGAGCAGTAAAAAATACTAAAAATGTAAAAATCATTAATCAAAAGGAGCCAGCAGGCGAATCTACAACTATAGCATAATCAGCTGGCGTAACCATGGGATTTGCGGTTACTTCTTCTCTTATTGTAGAAGGATCTTGACCTGAAATAAATTTGTGTCTTAATCCTGTATTAACTTTTGCTAAACTTGCTTGTATTGCCTCTTCAATAAATGTACTACCAGTCACTAAAGTACCATTAGGATATCCTGATGGCTCTCTGCTGTATTCTACACTTATTGTAAATGTATTATTTAATTTTCCAGTTGCGTCTACAGTATCACCAAATGCTTCTAGTGCTACTGGATTTTCATTTTCACTTAATGCAGCAATGATAGATGCAAACCGCATGTTACCTCTTTCTATAGCCAAGCTGATATCATTGGTATTTACAGTTACTGTGCCTGCAGCATCTAAGCTTTCTGCACTATGCGGCACATAATTTCCTTGGGCTGCAACCCCGCCTGCTGCTTGATTATTTGTGAATATCACTCTATATCTAAAATCTCTAGCATTGTTAAAATCACTTTTATAAGCGTATGCTTCTGTTGACATTTGTCTCTCCTAAC